ATATTCAATGGCATGAACTTGATGCCAAGTCCTCCAAAGTCCTAGTCATGCTCTGGCTTTTAGCGTCAGAAGATGATGGCAATTTACCCGACATTAAGACCATCTCCTTTAGGCTTAGGATGCCTGAAAGTGAGGTAAATGCTTGTATATCAAGGCTTTCTCATTATCTGGAGCAAGATGCTAGCACCGTGATATCAAGCGTATATCAGCCTGATACCCTAGAGAAGAGAAGAGAAGAGACAGAGAAGAAGCCTGTTTCGTTAGAAATCCCTGATTGGATTGATGTTAACGATTGGAAAGATTTTGTTGAGATGAGAAAGAAGATCGGTAAACCTATGACCGATCGAGCATCAAAGTTAATTATTTCCAAATTGGAAAAAATGAAAGTTAAAGGAATTAGTCCATCTGTTTCGTTGCAAAACAGCATCCTTAACGCTTGGCAAGACGTTTACGAACCTAAAGTCCACACTCAACAAAATTCTATGGGCAGGAGAGTTCTATGAGAGACCCATTTCTAATCGACGAACCCACGGTCATAAGTTTCTCAGGAGGTAGAACGTCTGCTTACCTATTGTGGCGGGTTTTACAGTCTAATCACGGGCTTCCTGACGAGGCAATTGTATGTTTTGCCAATACCGGGAAAGAGGAAGAAGCGACTCTAGAGTTTGTTAGGGATTGCTCAGTTAACTGGAATGTCCCGATCCATTGGGTTGAGTATCGGGCTAACGATCTTGGGTTTGAGGAGGTTTCGTTTGAAACAGCTAGCAGAAACGGTGAACCTTTTGAGCAGCTAATCCTTAAGAAAAAGTACCTACCTAATCCAGTTACTCGGTTTTGCACCATAGAAATGAAAATCAGGGCAATCCATAAATTGCTTAAAAGCAAAGGATGGAAGCATAACGAAAACATGGATTGGGTCGGTATTAGGGCTGATGAGCCTAGACGGGCTGCAAAGATTGCTAGGGAAAGGTTGCCGCTAGTTACTGCTGGCATAACGGCAAAAGACGTAGGAAAGTTCTGGTCTGAGCAGCCTTTCGACTTGGGATTGCCTAACGTCAATGGGAAGACGCTTCACGGTAACTGTGACTTGTGTTTCCTTAAAGGTGCTGGTCAGACCTTGAGCCTAATCGCTGAGAAGCCGGAACGGGCTATCTGGTGGGCTAGGATGGAAACGCTAGTGCAGACGAGCGATAAGAGTTTTGGTGACGGAGCTAGGTTCAGAAAAGACCGTCCGAGTTACAAAGAAATGATGAACTATGCCCAGAAGCAAACAGACTTTTTCGGCATGGATGAGGAATCAATAGCCTGTTTTTGTGGAGATTAAGATGGTCGGAGACTTACTAAACAAGCTGGAAAAGGTTAAAGGCTCAAAAGGTCGTTGGGTAGCTTGCTGTCCTGCTCACGTTGACAGATCACCAAGCCTTGCCATAACGGAAACTGATGACGGTCGAATCCTGCTCAAGTGTTTTGCCGGATGTAGTGCCTACGAAATTGTAAAAGCTGTCGGAATGGACTTGACAGACCTGTTTCCTAACGACAACAATCTAAGTTCCCTTAAGGAAAAACATTTTAATAAAGCAGTACGCAGACCGTTTTACGCATCAGACCTGCTGAAAATAATCCAATTTGAAGCCCTTCTAACGTCCGTAGCGGCGTTTGATTTGAGTCAGGGTAGGCAGGTATCAGAAGTAGACAGAAAACGGCTTAAAACCGCTGTATCCAGAATCAACGAAGCCGTTAGTTACATCTAGGTGAAGCAATGACGATTGAGCTAGCGAGAGGAGAGGCTGAGGAGCTGCTGAATATTTTACGGATGGTGTACTCGAATCACGAACTAACGAAGACCATTAGTAATCGGCTAGCCGGAGATGTGCTGATTGAGTTCCCACCTGAGCCTGTAGAGGAAAAGCCTATTGCAGAGTGGAAAGAACTGTCTACGGCAGAGATCAAGACACTTTGGAACGTAACGAAGAAACCTAGTGAATTTGCCAGTTTACTTCTGGCTAAAGTAAAGGAGAAGAACTATGACTGACATGGTGAATCATCCACCGCATTACAACACAGGCGGGATCGAGGCGATTGACTACATTGAAGCCAAGCAGTTGGATTTTCATCTTGGGAACGCAGTCAAGTACATCAGCAGAGCCGAACACAAGGGAACGTATACGCAAGATTTAAAAAAAGCGATATGGTATTTGAATCGTGCCATTGAAGCTAAGGAGAAGAACACATGAGTCTTGAGGCAAGAGCGATAGAACTAGACGAGGCTAGGAAGGCTCGAATCCTAAAGTCAGAAAGTATTGACGTAGATAAGTATCTACATTCAAACGATGTAACGATACGGGTCAAGAAGGCTTCTGACTGGTTAGATTCCATCAAAGAGGCTTACCTATCGGAAACGGTAGAGAAGAAAGTCGTTATGCCTTGGCCTAAGACGCATGATTCTTTTGCCTATCGTGAGGGTGAGGTAACTGTCTACGCTGGTTCTAACGGTGGTGGTAAGTCGCTTATCACGGGTCAGATAGCGTTGAGTCTGGTCAAGCAGGGTCAGTCAGTCTGCATAGCATCGTTTGAGATGAAGCCTGAGAGGACGCTACAGAGGATGTTAAGACAGTTCTCAGGGGAATCTTTGGATGATCCGTTGACTCACGACAGGGCAGGATTTATTACGAAGATGGTTGACCGGATGGACAAGTTTCTATCCGACAAGATGTACTTGTACGACCAGCAGGGAACTACATCACCGGAGAAGGTGATTGCTATGTCGAGATACTGCGCTGTAGAGCTAAAGGTCAAGCACATCGTTATCGACAGCCTGATGAAGTGCGTCAAGAACGAGGATGACTTTAACGGTCAGAAATCTTTTATCGACGAGCTAACGGCACTCGCTAGGGATCATAACGTACACATCCACCTAGTCCACCATATCAGGAAGCAGCAGTCGGATGAGACACAGCCGAATAAGAACGACCTGAAAGGGTCAGGGAGTATCTCGGATCAGGTGGATAACGTCTTTTTGGTCTGGAGAAATAAGAAGAAGGAAAACCAGAAGAATCGGGGTGAAGTGATAGACGAGACCCAGCCAGATACCTTCCTAATGTGCGAGAAGCAGAGGAACGGTGACGGTCAGGAATGGTATGGACTCTGGTACGACAGTTTGAGCCAGCAGTTTGTGGAGAGGATAGGAGCGAGAATTGACTTTGATAACCGAGGAAGTTTTAGAGCATAGGCATAGGTGCGAGGTCAGACAGGTGCTAGCTTGGCGTACTGAGGACAGGGGCAAGGCAATGGACTATCTGGCTAGGGTCAGGCAGAAGCGAGGCGATCAAGCTGCGGATAGGTTAGAGAAAGATTGCCGGACTCAGTGGGAACGTGGGAACAGGGGCGAGAGAGGAGACTGGCGTGGTTTATAAACGGGTGGATTCAAATCAAGTGCAAATTGTCAAAGAGCTAAGACGCTTGGGGATGGAAGTCGAGCATCTGCATAGCGTAGGTAAAGGTTGTCCTGACATTCTGGTGGGATACCGGGGCAAGAACGTCCTGCTGGAGATAAAGAAGGACGATAAAGCCAAGCTGACCCCGGATCAGGTTCTATGGCATCACAGTTGGAAAGGTCAGGTAGCGGTGGTCACTAACGTAATCGACGCAGTTAAAGCGGTGAAAGAGGTTTGCCGGGAATAGGATTTACCTATAGCAATACATTTACCTATAGAAATATATTTGTTGACGCTCCGAAACAGTTTTGAGAAGATACGTCCATACCGCAGCACACAGCGGGATGACTAAGGGGAACAACATGACATACACCAACAAATTCGACAGCAAGCTCATCGAAACTCATTGGCTTGCTAAGGTCAGCCATCATCACTACTGGTTTGCTGATTTCCGCGAATTGGTAGAGTTTCAAAACTCACCTGAATTCGATACCCGGATGACCATCTCATCACCAACTAGTTATTAATCAACCAGCCGGGGGAAACCCCGGCGTTCTAGGGGAGCAACATGGAATCAATCAAACTTGGTACTTATGCTCAGATGATGGGGCATTTTGATGACTTTAATTTATTTAGACCTGAAGCAAAGCATTTGATGGATGCTTATGAAAGCCTTTGCGAGAAAACACTATGGCGCATGAGAAGTGCTGTATCTGACGATCAGGACAGAAAAGAGGTTATTTGTCTTTATGCTGGAGTTCGAGCATTGCAGGTAGCGTTGTGTATGTACTTAGTTGAGGATGGAGATAGCAAACCAGACTTTCGTGGACTGTTTGAGTATGCCCGTGAAGTAAAAAGTCTTAATTTTTTACCAATAGAAAAATAAGGGGATGAAATGGAATCAATCAAAATCGAAGGTGTAGAGCAGCATCAAGGCATTTACGTTGACACCATAGGCGAGAATGTCTGGGTAAACATCATAGTCAGAAACGGTAGTGCAAATCTCTGCATAACGCCTGAAAATGCGGATAAATTAATTGAGGCTATATATCGCCATCGTTTAGCTATTGGACAGGTGGCATATGAAAGTTGATCCTCACGAGGCAATCGACTTTATCTACAGAAATTCTACGGCTTACGCTAAGGCTAAGGCTGAAGTTACCTACCTTGAGGAGTTTCGCAAGAGCAAGAAAGCAATCCTGTTCAGTCAGGCTATCGGGAATACGGTAGCTGACAGGGAGAATCAGGCTTACGCTCACCCAGAGTACCAAGCCTTGTTAAAAGGCCTTCAGGCGGCTGTAGAGGCTGCTGAAGAACTTAGATGGCAGTTGATAGCGGCACAGGCTCGTATCGACGTATGGCGGTCTCAGGAGGCCAGTAATCGGACGATGGATCGGGTAACTCAATAGGGGATAGACATGGGATACACAATACCAGACGATAGCAATTTGGCACAATGTGAGTGGTGTGGCTGGGTAGTAGACTGGGATGAAGTTCCGAGGGCTAGGGACTTATCTGGCGAGATCGTTACCTGCTGTGAGGAATGTAACGAGGGCGAGTCGTTTGTAAATTATCCGTCTAAGAGGTTTGCGCTTGCGGAAAAAAGAACGTGAATTCTTATCCGAGATTGCTGACATAGGTTGCATATTATGTTACAA